NGTCTAAATTTTTTGACATCCATGTAACAATATCGATTTCAACTGGAACTTTTACTATTGGCTCAGTCCTCTTGTCGTACATTCTCCTAGTAATTTGTATCTGTGAATCAGTAAGCGCCACACCAGTATTATAGATATTCTTGTCTTTAAATCTATATTCATCAGCACCAGAACCTTTTGAGTATGTAAATTCTGTACCGCTGGTGTTCCACGAACGAGATGTTATTTTGGCTTTTTGTTTACTATAATCGGTTGTTTTACTACCAACACCAAGAAGATTAATTTTTCCTTTTGATGAACCTTTTTGTCCAATATAAATTTTTGTATCATCAGTCCACCAATCAAGCGGTGTAGACTCGGTAATGATCGTTCCACAATGTACAGCTACAATAATAGCAGCATATAGGCATGATGCATCGTTGAATTGCAAATCTCTAGTATATGTAATATTACTTCCCCACGTTACACCTGCAGCGGCACATATTGCAGTCATTATTGCATTCACTGAGATACCGAAATGTAATGCTGTATATCTTGCCTTCTCTAATGCCCTTTGGATTTTATCTGTACAATTACACTCAATAATTCTTGGTTTACGTTTCGGCATGTCTAACTTACCAGTAAATTTCGTTACACCCATGAACTTAATTACTACATCTTGTTCTGTGGTACCGATTAAGTCCCTATGCTCTTTAATATTAGAAATTTCAAAATAAGCTTTCCAGTAATCGTTAAGTATCTTAGTTACTTTTATTTTAGAAGCTTTAACAGTTGTGCCAGCAATCGTTACTAGGTAAGTCATTCCTTTGCCCTCCTAACACCTTCTGCAACTCCATCGATAACTTGTTCTCTAAGTTCATCCATATCTACTTCGGCATCCACATGTTCTATTGTGACTGGTGCATAAATTTCTTGTGTAATAGTTGCAGCTCCACCAGCACCTACACCACCTGGAGAAACACCACCTACACCAACCCCTTCAACGTCTAGTAAACCTCTCTTAAGTGAGTTTAAATCAGAAACTGTATTAACCATTTCTTCATTAGATTCCTGTAGAGCTCCAGTAAATTTCTCAACTAATGGTGTAGCATGTTTAAAACACAAACCACTAAGTGCATTAGCTATACCACCAATAACTCCAGTGACAACATTACCAACAGCATCAAAGGCTTTAGCAGCGGCTATTAGTCCCCAAATAGCTACACTTACAGCAATTACAGCAACACTCAGACCTATCATTGCAAGTGCCATTGCACCAACTCCTATAGCAGCTGGCAACATTCCTATTCCGGCTGCCGCTATACCTAATAAACCTGCAGCAATTCCTAGTAAGACTGGAACTAGTGGCGCAATAAGTGAGAGATTCTGACCTAGTTGAATTAAGGCATTAACAGCAACCAATACACCAACACCTGCAAGAAGGAACCCGGCACCAGCCATTAAAACTGCAGCACCAAGAGCTAACACAATTCCTATTGCTGGAGCTGCAGCAACCCCAGCTGCTCCAACTGACACACCTAATGCTGTTATAGCAGGTGATGCTGCACCGGCAACAATTGCAGCAAATCCAAGTACCTTTGAAAACAAAAGGAATATACCAACACCGGTTGCAATTGCAGCAACTATAGCTACTATAAGGGCAGGAACTGGACCAATAACATCCTTTAAGATGTTAAATACTGCATAGCCTACAGCAACCGCTGCTGCTATAGATAATAATAAGGAACCAAGTATTGACAAGAATGGTATTACACCTACTGATAGTATAGTACCTACAATAGATAATAAACTACCGAGCGCAATCAAAATTGGACTTAATAGGTAGGCAGCAAGCCCAACTGCTACTAGGATTGGTGCAAACGGAAGTAAAAATCCTATGATGCTTGCTAGTGTTGGTAGGAAAGGTTCCAGAGCATCTATAAGTCCCATTACTAATGGAATCGACTGCTGTATACCGTCAACAAACGATTCTATTAAAGTCGGACCTAATTTCTCAATTAGATCTATTAGTGGAGGGAATACACTATCTACAAGAGTTTCAAGAGCTGGTATAAGAGTTGGCTCAACAGCTTCCCACGTATCCATGATTGCATCAGCTAAATCTAGTAACCCTGGTATCAAAGGTGTTGCTATATCAGAAGCGATACCTATTAGCGTAGATTGAATGTAAGACCAAGCACCCTGGAATTCCGGGCCTACTTTGATAAGATTCGTCATTATATCTTGTAAGTTAGATGCACGTTCACCAGTAAGTTGTCCAGTAGCAGCTAACAATGCCATTGCTGTAACAGTAGTATCTAATGAACGCTCCCAACTAATAAGAGAGTCTATTCCTTTCTTAATTGGTGTAATCAACCACCTCATGATCATCCTACCGACTACCATAGTTCTGAATGCAAACCAACCTAGTCGATATCCAACAGAAGTAATTTTCTTAGATATGCCGGTAAACCTATCAGCAAGAGTTTTTGTATGCTTTGCTGCTTCCTCTTCCTCTTTGACAAGACGCTTAATAACTTCGTTCATGAATTCTTGTGATTTTGTGGTTGTTAATAATGCTACCTTCTTCTCATCAAATACCTGGCGAGCTATCCTCATTGCATTGGATAACCTACCAGTTTGAGGTATTATTTCCCGTATTGCCTTACCAGCCGAACCATAAACTCCAATCAAACTACGTAGTTTATCTTCAGACTGTTTGGCCTTCTCCGGGTGTTTCTCAAGCCACTCTAGTACTAACTTAATTGTTGCTCTGCGTTCGCTCATGTCTTGCTAACTCCGCTGCCCATTTTCCTCTCTTACGAATTATATCATCCGTCAAACTATTGGATTCATTAGGGACGGATTTTGACAAGATTGCAGCATCTAGGAATAAATCCTCTACTTTAGATTCATGGAAACCTAATAGCTCTGTTGGTCTAATACCTATTCTTAGACTAACAGCTCCAGCTAATCTACCAACCACACTATTCGCTATGAAAGGAGCGTTCCTTTGCTGCCTCTTCAGTTAGACCTTGAAACTTAAATATTTCATCGAATAATGCTAAGCCATCTTCTGGATCGAGATCATCAATGAATATAGCATCTTTATCGTTTTCGTCTAATGATATCTTAGGTTCTACAACACACACTGGAATTATTTCTGCCAAGAAGTCCGCTGTTAACTTACCTAAATCTACATCCTTAAGTTTCTCTTTAACTTGCCCTTCTAGTTGTGCTGCTTCTACGTCCGGCGTTATCTTTACATCTAACGCCGATAGTAGTTTTATAAGGATTTTTGTTGGAACCTTTCGAATAACAAACACTGGGTGTCCGCCGTCTTCAAGTACCGAAGGTAGTTCTACTTCTTTTGTCTTACCAGCTCTATATTGCTTTGAGGTAGTTACCAAACACATCCCCCCTATGGAATTGTAAGCTCTTCGTTGTATAATTCAACTTGATTTCCGGTGTCATATAAGGCTTCCATTATTAATCGTTGCGTTAGTCGATCTCTCTTAGATACAGCAGATGGATTCTCCTTGATTACACATTTAGGCAGTGTAACGTCGCATTTAAAGTTAGTCACTGTAGCATCACCTGTTAGACCACCTACAAATAGCAACTCAACCTTGAATTCTCGTTCCTCATCCTGCGGTTCCGTAGGAGTAGCTGTACCACCATAGAAATTTTGACGCATAGCCCAATCCTTGAATTTTAAGTCCATTTCAACTGTCCATTCTGAACCTTCAAATGCTATTTCTGGTAGTTTTCTACTGTTAAGCTCATGTGTATCATCTGGTACCAGGTTAGCCATGACAAATCTAACAGCTTCCACATTAGCTACTGCAACGTCATCAAGTTCTACTTGTCCACCTGAGAATACAAATGGTCTATCAGTTTCAAACGTACCCACAGTTGGTTTAGTAATTATCTTCTCCCATTGGTACTGGAAATCAACTTCACATGTAAGCAAACCACGTGCCGGAGCTTCTAGAGTTAAACTCTTTATTAAGCAACTGACCAACCGCCTAGCTTTATCTGTTGGCAACTCTCTGCAATCGTCCAACGTAAATGACTTTATTGAATCTAAGTCCTGTGTCATTGTGTGCTTATATACGGTTCCGCTGTCTTGCTGTAATGATGCTAAACCGCCTAATGCCCAATTTAAGAAATAACCGATAGCCGCTGGTCTGGCAAATAATGATAAACGACCAGTTCCTAAGAACGGACCTAGTACAGAGATATCTTTCATATCATGAGAAGACTCGAATTCAATTATCCTACCTTGGTCTGGTGCGGCATCTAATTCCACATACGACAAAGTAGCATCTGGTGTGGCATTTTCAGTTCCATAAGCTGTTTCTTCTGCTATATCAACCCATCGTTCTCTTGCCAATTATATCCCCCCTTTATATAGTTTTTGGTTTAAATTCTTTCGCATACAAGAGTTCTATAGCCTCCATGACTATATCACTCTCGTCACGTTTGTTCTTTTGTGATAATCTCTTCTTACGAATTTCTTCAAGTTTATTGAAAATACTCATACGGAGAGTAATCACTCTGTTGGTCGTCCTTTCCTTAGTTGGATTATGAACCATACTCTCTCACCTCCTACCATTGAGCTCTGGCTACTAATCTAATCATGGCCTTATAGAATAGGAAAGTCCTATCCTGGCCGAATGTATAGGTTATTCGTGTGATTCCAATATCTTCCCAAGAACCTGCTTTACAATGGTTATCTTTAATTTTATCCTCTACTAAACCTACTAAATCTATGAAGGCATCGATTTCTGATTCAGGATCGTCAGCTGGAAGATTTGTTTTCATACGCACCATTACGTGGAAATGTATATTATGTTCATCTTCATCTACAGCTTCGACTACTGGAACATCTTCGTAGAAGTGTACTAAAATATCCTGTGCAGCATCAGACCTAGTCCTGTACCCTTTGAATACTTGATTTTCAAAAATACTGATTTCCTTTAGTACTGCTAATAAGCCATCAAGAATTGCTATCTTATTAGCACCTGCTGTACTATCTGCTACCACTGCTATCCCCACGAACTAACTAACAAACAATAGAAATAAGTGTTTCGACGTAAATAAACGTTTTCCTATATATATAAAACTGCTGCACCGACTTTCCTAGGGAAATAATTTTTCTCGATTTCTTTTACCTTCTTCTCCCACTGTTCTATTTGCACAGTTAGTTGTGTATTAACAAATTCCTGAAAATCTCCACCAGTAAACGAAGAAATCCTAACTGGTTCACCTGACTCTACTACGGCTTCAGCTGCTTGTATACCAACCTTTAGAGTACAGTATTTAGCTAATATCTTACCTGGTATGTTCCAACCATACTTATAAGTAGCCTTTATAGTTGCTCGACCGGCGTATGGAATCTTAGAACTGTATATAAAGAATCCTATACCGTGCAATTGTCCAGCTCTACCCTTAGTAGTAACAAGTAGAAAATCTGTATCAGGCGACTCAACCCATCCTTCGAAAAATCCTTGAACTAAAGCTTCCCAGGTCGGGCTAGCCTCAAGTTCTGAAGATTTTCTCCTATATAACGTAATAGCACCCGGTATAACCGGATACAACTTTTTGACCGGTATAAAAACACCTGTAGCTGTAAAATATGGGTCAACGCCCATAGATATAAGCTCAAACCTTTGCACTGGTGTTACTCTAGTAAATGATGGTGGAACATCTATATAAGCATTTGTTGCATCATAACCATCACCCTCTACACCACCATCTTTCCAACCGAGTAGCTTAGAGTCAACTTCACTCTCAACTTCGTGAATCCAATCTAATATTTGATCAGAGTCAGGTTTAGTTGCCGTACTGAATTTCATCTGAATCTGCCTTTCTACCTGACTTTCATCAGTATACTTCGGTGTATAAACGTAAGCAGTAGTAGACGTAGACGTAGAAGTCGTAGAAGTTGTAGTTGACGTGGATGTACTCATAATATTCCACCAAATGAACGGTACATATCTAACTGAGTATCTACATATCCGTAGAAAATATCCATTACCTCATCAGATACCTCATTAAACGCACGTTCGATGAATTTCTTACCAGTTGTACCAGGATGGTAAACCCTACCTTTAACCTTAACCTTACCATCCTGGACATACGATAAAGCCTTTTTACTTTTAGGTTCGATTTCGTGTGGTGCTGTTCCATCCTCTACAAAAATAGTATGCGGAGCACCTATCTCAACTGCTACCATATCCTTAGATTTTCTAACAACCCTGACGCTTTTAACTATATCACCTTTCCGAACAGGTGCATAATATTTTATTCGCTTACTTAAAACAACTGCTATATTATTAGTAACATCTACAGGCCATTTACTGCCAGCATCTTTTGAAAGCTTATTTATGTCCATTATTATGCTAGTTATATTTCGGGCATCCATGGATATCACAGGAAGCAACGATATCCACCTCATTAGTGACGTTTACGGTTAATCCATGCATCCAGAATTGGATCGTTACTTTCGGCTGCTTTTCTCCTTATAGCTATTCTAATAGCATCCCATGGGGCTTCGGTTTTAGCTCTATCGTCAGCAGTCTGCGGCCAATATGTAGAAGTAGAAACAGCTAAATCAGCCCATGCTTTTATGACTTCCCACTCAGAATCTGGATCACGATTATCAAAACGACCCTCAACTTGCCATTGCGCTATATCATCAACATCTAGGTTTTTAATCCATATAGCGAACCGTGCATAATTTAGGACATTAGCTATAGCTGAATACTTAACGACCTGATCAGTTGTTGCTTCTGCATCTAATACTTTCTCTTTCTTACCTACCGGCATTATATCACCCCGGTAACACCTGCTATTGCTATTATCAGACTAACATAGCCTATTACGTCGATTATAGTACGGATACCCACTAGTTTCTTAATCCACTTTATGTCAGTACGATTCTCTGTTATGATTACAGTGAACGGACATTGGCCTGGGTTTCTTTTTACTAATGGACATTTAAACTTAGGTTCCTCTCTAGACATTTAGACCACCGTCTGAGAGCCTAATAGAAACCCTTTACAGTGACTCTACCCTTATGATTTGCTGTTGGATCCGTATATGATATTCTTATCGTCCCTTCAACGTTTGTTAAACCTACAGCCAAAGCAGCAAGGTTAGCAGAACCATCAGACAACTCTGCACTAATATTAATCTCTTTAATTTTTGTAATTCCAGTTGCTATTGTTCCACCAGTATCACCGCTAGCACCAGTAAACGTAAAGATTTTTTCTACTAGTTTACCACAAATATTCGTAGGAACTGTAGGATCCTTAACTGAAGCGAATGTCATTCTCCTCACCTCTTATTTTGTTGCCGGCTCTAAGCCTTATCCGGCTAGGCACGAAGAATATCGCTATTCTCCGGAAATTTATGTAAGCTTTGGTATACCAAATAGTACTACTACTTGACGTCCCTTAGTTTTCCTAATGTGTTGAATCTATAAGCGATGAGTTCAGCCGTTGTTAAGTAAGCACCTTCGATTCTTAGTTTGTCCTGTGCGACATAGCTAATCATTTGCCTAGGAGTTTCCATATATCTAGTTGGCGCAGCAATCCTAAGTCTCAGGTATTCAGTATCCAAGAACATAGATTTAGAAACAGTGTCTCCATTAGTTGAATCAGTGCAGCGCATAACAGCAGTTGTTATCATCGGTATACTTCTGAAGGTACCAACACGGAATCCTGCTTCAACTCCAGGTGCTAAACCTCGTACTCCCCCATAAGCCGGCATAACTGTTGCCTCACCGACGAATCGGCGTTCTGGCTCCAGTATTTCCGACAAAGCTTGTACAAAGTCTGCTCCGGTGAGTATAACATCAGGAGTTCCACCGTTCTCAATAACTTGTCTCCAAACGTCTTCTAAGGCCCAAACAGTAAGGTCGCCATCGGTTCCAAGAGTTCCGCCTGAAGCTTCAACCACAGAATCCCATGTCGTCAAAGAGTCTCGATCGATAGTCTTTAAGCCATAAGCAGTCCACGGATTATACATGTAATCATGTGTACCTCCAGTAGCATCTTCCTCAGCATCATTAGATATAATCCTGTCCAAAGATTCTAGGTTGTCTGTTCCAGCCCAGTCAGCTGAAGCGTTAGCAGCAATATATTCTGCTGATTGCACAAGCATAGTATTTATCAAAGCAACGTGTTCCTTACCAAGTTCCTCACGCATAAATGGTATAATCGCTACGGAGTCGTCTACAGAAGATAGGAACTGATCCATCTCGGTTACAGCCCAATCATGCATAATTTCCTTAGGTTGAGTAGCCATGACTTCTGGTGTTACCTTGATAGTCTCTGGTAGTGTTGCTCCTCTGGAAATTCCACCAGCAACTTCAGCACCAGCATGTGCCCAGCTAGAAGCTGCTCCAGTAAGCATTCTCCAGCCAGATTCAACCCATCTCTCCTTAGGTATAATGGCGAAAACGTTCTTGTCGTAGTTTAGGTTTGACCAGATTTTCCTACCAAACGTAGGTTGAACCCAGTCAGGTAAGGTAGAATACACAGGTGTAGCAGGTGTAGCATCAGCATCAGCTTTACGGATTATCTGAGATCCGTAAAACATTTTCTCCAGTTCCATTAACTGCCTAAGGTTCTCATCAGGGTCGTCTATCCTAGGTTGAACTCTTGCTCTTAGTTGTTTGTTCATTTTTAAACACCTTTGTTTAATTTACTGAATGGTATCTTATGCAAATCAGACAACGGTACGGACATTAAATCTTTAGGTTTGGCTGAAATCGATGTAACTGATTTCTTGATAACAGTTGTACCTCCAACCATTTCTGCTATCTTTGCGTCAACGGCTTCATAAACCATTTTGTTGATATCCTCTTGTTTCGGTGGAGGTTTCTTCTTATCTTTATCGTCTTCTTTACCTTCGGCTGCTTCCTTTTCCTCTTCCGCATCAGACTCCTCGGCTTCCTCATCAGTCTTTTTAGAGTCCTTACTATCTGACTTATCAGCAGCTTTACTGGATTCATCGTTTTCCTTATCCTCAGACTCTTCCTCTGATTCCTCTTCACCCTTATCGGTTTCCAACTTTGCTAAAGCCTCTGAGAGTGTTGCACCTCCCTTAGTGATCTCAGATATTTTAGCTAGTTTAACCTTGTCGATAAGACCAGATTTCTCCAAGGATTCCAATACACTAGTAGTTATACTAGTGATTTTCTCCTTCTCTTCCTCGGCTTTCTTGGCTTCTTCTGCAATTTTATCTTCTGCATCCTTTGTCTCCTTAGCAGTCTTAGCAGCAGCCTCTAGAGCTTCCAAACGTGTTCCAAGTTCAGCTAATACCTCTGGTACATTAGGCTCGTTCTCATCGTTTTTGTCTGGCATATTATTTTTACCCCATTCTTTAATTTTATTCGATTCACTGATTGGCGCTTTGTCTAGGGGAGCAAAGGCAACGCCACCTTTCCTAAGCTCTTCCGTTAAGAGTGTCTTAACCGACTGGTCTTGACCACTCCATAACAATTCCATATCGTAAAAAACTGGATTAACATCAGACTTCTTACTCTGCCGCCATGTGCTATAACACATAGCAACTACTTGATTCTGAGGTCTCCTTTTATCCTTAGGTTTCTGCTTTTCCTCATTAGCTACGAATGAAACACAACGAGGGATATATTTATCTTGAGACTCCCCTGTTTTAGGTTTTGGAACCGGAGGACTTTTCTCTATGGTTATCTTGGCAACTCCCCTCATAGAGAACGCTTCCGGTAGATTAGCTATAATTGGATTTATAAAGTCAAATCCACCATTAGCCATAGACTTCATAATCGAAAATAAGCAAAGTTGATTTGCTGGTTTATCTACAACCGAAATCTCATGAAGTTCTAATTTATCTATTTGTTGAAAGGATTTACCGTTACTAATAGGCTGAGAAGCAATTACTTCTCCGGCGATAGAAAATCCATTAAGCTGTTTTTCCCTTATGAGTTGCCATACTTCCTTACCCTTCTTTATGTCATTACGTATCTTAACTAGAATATACAATCCCTTATCATCTACACCTGACTTACGAGTTTCTCCTTCAGAATCCTCGTATTCAAGTAAAATCTTTCCTACCGGTATATTAGAATGGAGAATGTGTACATGTGCATAATCAAGATCCTTTGTGAATAATTTCCACGCTTCTTCTAGTGTTTCAAGAGGAACCTTATCTCCTTGTTTATCAACAACCTCTACACTAGCATATCCGCCGATAACAAAGGAATCCTCATCGATTTTATCAATACCACACCAAACCTGGAATGGAGTCTTGAAAACATATGGAGCCATAAATGTCCCACAATAAAGTTAGCCAATCGTAGTTAATAAACCTTATCACACTTACGATATGTTTGGACAAATATTTATTTAACCAAACTAAGAAAACGTTTATATTCGAAGTTTGCTTAGAATATTTCGAGTGTTGATCATGGGTAAACGAAGAAAAGTTATGCCAGATAATCTCCGAACACTCCTTAGGACACGTAAGTTAGACCTAAGAGAAGCACAAAAGATGTGCGAAAACCATGGTTTTAAAGTAAGCATAGGTTGGTTATCTGTTAACCGTAAAATCTGGGAAGCTCCTGAGTTCTCTAAGTTTACCCATAACGAGAGTGATACAGCTTTAGACACCGATTTAGCTAGTAGAATAATGATATACAAAGGAGAACAAGTGAAATTACTAAGCGAAAAGAAACATTTCACCGATGAACAACTCGGAAAATTCTGTATGAGAACACCTGCCGCATGCGCTGAATTCTCTAAAGAGAGTCTCGTGTGGCATGGTAAACCAATAATACTACAAAACCACCAACTAAATATGGTAGACGGATGGTTAGGCAAGAAAAACACTTGTTACCCGATCGGCAGAGGTGGAGCTAAGGACTTCACGCTATCCGTATTTCTAGCTTGGTATTGCACCGTTTTTCCTAATACTAGAGTTATTATGGTTTGTCCGGCATATAGACAAGTCAGAACGTTTATAAATGAAAACTTAGCATTAATGATGCAAACATCATCTGTGCTATTTGACTCCATACTTAGACATACCGAAGAGGAATTTTTCCTTACTAATGGTTCACAAGTATTTACCTATGGTGCCACTAGTTTTATTAAAGGAAAACACAACATAGATTTTATATTCGGGAACGAAGCAGCTGAAATTCCTGACCACGTATTCCTCAATGTACTTATGCCTATGTTAGGAGTATCACAAAGGAAAGGACATCTAGGTATTATGGGAGTTCCAGGTGGTCAATCAGGTTACTTCTGGGATGCATATCTAAATAGCTCTCCAGACCCAAAAGATAAATCTACCGATTTTTTCCAAATTCATCTACCGACATCCATAAATAAATATTACAGTAAAGAACAACTAGCTGAGAACAAAAAACTAATGTCGACCGATATTTACCTGCAAGAACATGAAGCTAAGTTCCTAGATATAGCTGATGCATTATTCTCAAGCAGAATAATAGAATTAATGAAAGAAGAATACGATCCATATTTCGGAATAGTAGACCACAACAGGTTTAAATATTACTTAGGAATAGATTGGGGTAGATCTGCAGCTTATACTGTTTACTCTATAATCCAAGTAAATAAGAAAACTGAAGAAGCTAAACTAATATATGTAAAATCGTCTCAGAAACCTTTTCCAGAGCAAACCAAATGGGTAGAAGAAATCGACAAGATATATGATTTCGAAGTAATAATGACCGAGAAAATGGGCTTAGGTATTCCACCATCTGAAACTTTAAGAGATAGTTTAGGTTCTAGAAAAGTAAAATACTTTATACCTAGCCCCGGCGAATGGTTTAAATCGTTTACCCTACTAAGAGACGCAGCATCTAAGGATTTATTAAAAATACCAAGTGGAGAATTGAAATTAATTAAGCAGCTTAGATTACTATCATTCAAGATGAGAGCCAACAAGTTAACCATTAGATCTGAAGGCAAAGACGACTATGCACAATCATTCTGCTTAGCCTTTTGGGCAATAAAACGAAGAGGAAGAGCTGGAGTTGCTGGCCGATTATAACAGTGTTTAAATACTAATGTTATTACAATTTAGTTATATTAATGAGACATAAGACTAATTAAATCGTATATACATATATATCTTATAGATGTAATTAAAACAAAAGTAAGTTTGATGTTAAGGAGTAGAAGTATATGAAAAATATTGCTGTTTTAACGACCTTCATGGATTTTCCATCGAGTTACGGTTTAGTACCGGTAGTAATCAACCAGCTAAGAATGTTAGTTAAACATAAATACAACCCAACATTCATTTGTCAAAACCACTTTAACATGAAGGACAGAAATAAAGTACCTGAAGGTGCTAAGTTTGAAAATATCATACCGTTTTATCATCTATTCGACTACCAACCGGGTACTAAAAAACACCCAGACTTTGATAAGCAAGTAAAGAGTATCGAAGAAGCATTAGAATCTATGTTAACTAAGTTTGATGTTGTAATCACACATGATATTTTATTTCAGACTTGGTTTCTTGTGCACAATAAAGCTATTAGGAATATTGCTAAAAAACACCCTAATATAAGATGGCTACATTGGTTACATAGTGGACCGGCACCAAGACCTGATAACATACCATATCCACATACGCTCAGATTCACCGGGATGAACAACTCATTATTCATATCACCTAATAATTCTATGAAACCTGGCTTCGCATATATGTACAACGTGCCAATACAACAAATAAGAACCGTATATCATGTATTTGATGTCACAAAATTCTTTGATATGCACCCATTAAGTCAACATCTAATTAAGAAATACAAATTATTAGATAGTGAAATACTATGTACTTGGGCAACAAGAATCGACCACCCACAAGCAAAAGGACTTCATAAAGCTATACAGTTAATTGCCCAAATGAATAAGATAAAACCAGCAAAAATGCTATTTCTTAATAGCTGGAGTGATAGTCCGAGAGCCAAAGCTACAATTGCAAACATGAGAAAAACAGCCGAGCAATGGAGTCTACCACAAGAGAATCTTATATTTAGTAGTGAGGAAGACGTACAATGGGAAAAAGGTGTACCACAGAAGGTTGTTAGAGATATGCTATTAATTGCAAACATATTTATTTTACCAAGTCAGAGTGAAACCTTTAGTGTATCGATGGTCGAGGCTGCCGCATGTAAGAATTTATGCATTCTAAATGAAGACTTAAATGTATTAAAGGAAATTGGTGGTAATGACGCTGTGTATTCTGGTTGGGGAAGCGAACACAGTGGTACTAAGATAGAGAGACATTATAAGCCAAATGAACATGCCTTCTTTATGGATGAGGCAAAAAGACTAATTGAAGAACTTAAGAAAAATAAGGTACTAACATACCAAAGGAAAATATTAAGAATTACGAATCCTGACTGGGTATGGAAGAATCAGTTAGAACCGTTAATAGAGGGAGAGTAATAATGCCAGATACTCCAGGGAAATGTGGTTTCTGCCACCAAGACAGAATCAAAATTAAAGAAGAACTTTGGCTGTGTCCTTATATGTATGGTTCTCCAATGCACTTCTGTGACCCAGTAATTCAAGGTGATGAATGGATTCAGAAGAACATTTTCGACCCGCATGGAATCACTATAGAGGAATATCTTGAGATAAGAGATAAGTGGATAGAAGAAAATAGCGAGCACCCAAACACTGTTGTAAGTGTTAAATTGAAGTGGAAACGCAACTGCAATGAAAGTGGAAATGACATGTTATGTCCCGTCTGTGATTGTCGAGAATTAATTTACTTACCAAGACCTATTGAATGTCAAGGCGGAGTTTATTATTGTACTAAATGTAAAAGAACAATCCAGAAAGGATGTAAACATCCTAAACTTGATTGTGATAGCTGTCCAACAGCAGGAGAACGGTAATGGATATTTCAATCGTAGTTCCAATGATTCACGAATATCCAGCGATTATTCACACATTATACTCTATTCAGAACGAATTCTCAGACGAAAACTACACTTATGAGGTGATCGTCGTAGAAAATGGCGAACAAGATACATATACTCCAAACTTCCATAAGTGGTTCCGCGTACCAACTCTGATGGGAAGAATGAAGTACCTATTTGAACCAATTCAATGTGGACCAATGGCAAGAATGACTGGAGCCAAAGAGGCAAAGGGTAAATACCTTATGTTCATGGATGCCCATACCGAACTCGGTAAAAACACTATACCACTATTAGTAAACCTATTGGAGGAAAAGGATGCCGGTGAAGTTCATGGTGTTACCTTAAAAAGCCATATCGATATGAGTTCTGCTGGTGGACACTACCAATTGTTCAATGCTGGTGGACCAAAACTAAACAGCCATTTCCATGGCTCATATTGCAGAGCAGTCCAAGACCAACCATATATCGTTGGCGGTGCATCTCTCGCGTATGTAATGTTTAATCGAGAAGAGTTTCTAAAGCTTCATGGTTATCACTCAGAGTGCAGATTCTACCCACATCCTGAAGGTTACTTACCATTGAAATATTGGATGTTTGAACGTGAAGTGTGGCTCCATCCAAGAGCTTTCCATTTCCATAGTATCTACCCGCGTAACTATGGAAGCAAAATCAAAGAAGGCTTTACCATTTTAGTCGATGGTGAACCGTATCGTCTCGTCGGAAATGATAACCTTCTTCGTAATGCAATGATCTGTGCGTTTACTCTCGGCGGTAAGGAATGGTCACAAAAAATATATGATTTCTGGTTGCCAAAAATACGAAGCCAAGCCGTTCTTAGTGGTATAAAAGAAGATGCAGAGAGAGTTGCAGCCGAAGAACGAAATTGGATTTTAAATAATGCCACCTATACACTCAATGAGGTGCTTATCGACTTGCACAAACGTTGTGTTAACGGAGTAGGGGAGATACCATAATGCCAGATAGAAGAATACCACTTGACTGGAATCATTTAGTTCTTGATATAGGTAGCGGAGCTATACCTCGTGGAAACATCCAAGTTGATCTCCCACCAAACGAATCTGATAAACACCATAGAAGCGCCTCGGTTACGCCAACAATTTATGCTGATGCCCATTATCTACCGTTTCGTGCTAACGTAATCGAAAGAGTTCTCTGTCTTCATATTATTGAACATCTAAAACGCCCATTTGACGCACTACTAGAAGTTAAACGTGTTTTAGAAGAAAACGGAACTTTAAGAATTGAGATTCCAAATCCTCGATTGTGGAATCACGAACGCAAAGAACATCTATACAGTTGGCACCCAGACACATTCCACAACATAGTTAGAGAAACCGGATTCAAACTTATTAAGTATCACGAGGGAGGAAGAAACCAGTCTATCGAGTGTATAAAACACATGGAGGCGGCTTGAATGGTCTATAAACTTATAGCGGTTATACCGGTTAACATTGGACGATGGGTGAAGATAGATGATAAACACGGTTTTGACAGAGGTGAAGGTTGGCGAGAATTATATTTTGAAGAAGCCGTAATCGATTGGTCATGGTTTGGCAAGGACTGCTATGGAAAGTTTGCGATCGAGATGAAATGTGATGAACGAACAACCGAACCAGTTGAGGTCGAATGCCAACTTTCATGGGTTAAAGCTGTCCGTGACGGGGGAAGAGGAAAATTTAATAGAATCAAGGGTGCATATATTAAAGAAACAAAATGGTTACCATGGGAAATATATGTGACGCCAAATTATTTCCCATTACCTACTTACAAAGGTCCAGTGCTTCTATACCTTATGGGTCGAGCAAGTAGTGGACACAGTGTTGCCGTTGCTATGTATAATTTAGCTATATTTAGGAAGGTTGAAGATGAAGTGGCCAAAACCTAAGTGCTCAAAGATAAAAAACATACCAAAACCTAGACAAGTAATTCCCGTTATAATCGACGGAATCGACCAATTTAATGACCCATGGAGTGTTAAACTAGAACGGATTAGTATAACTGAAGTACGCAAAAACTTCGGTTTTCCACCTGTGCATAAAGATACATATAAGAACCTTCAGATATGGGTAGATCACCTTGGCCCGGCATTATACAACCCAGTATGGTGGCGTTATCACAGTAAGCCATTACCACCAAGACACACACGTTATCCACATAGAGATGGACATTATGAAATCCTACATGGGTGCCATCGCGCACGAGCACTCGAACGTCTTGACTTTCCATACATCTTTGCTTACATCCACTACGGGAGAACATACTGGAATCCTTCAAACCCTAACTGGACAAGAGAAGTAACCGACCAATTTGAAATCAATAATAAAGAACCGATCATATATACCCATCATGGATTATGCGAAAAGTGTGGCAATGGTGTTAGATGGGGAGGTCCGAGTAAGGGAGAAGGTGGTGCTGATAACTTCAAAGCAACAAAATATACATGTGGCCACTGCGGGTACAATGGAGTTAGACCAGAAATATATCCAGAACCGGTTTAGGTGAATAAGATGAAAACAAGGATATGGGAACTATCAGACACTGACATTAAACGTATGAGTGTAAATGATAGAGCACCTAATTACAATGAGCGTCATCCTAAATGTATAAAATGCCAGAGTCTTCTTCACGGACTTGGACGTGGAGATTGTACGATAATAAAGAAATATAAATGCAAACAGTGTGGTCACAACGGAACACTACCAGCTGTTTATCCGGAGCCGATGTAAAATGGATTGCAGAAAACTTCTAAAGTCATTACCTAATAAAACCCAATACCAACCAATTACTGACCTTGGATTAGATAACTTAACAACTGCATCCCTTCAAGATGATTATCGTGCAATATTAAACACCATAACAGATTACACAAATAATTTGGTTAACCAAATAAGTTTATCCAATAAAACCTTCTTAGATGTTGGATGTTCCTTCGGTTACTTTTGTTTTCAACTAACAAAACTAGGAGCACGTACCATTGGTATCGATAAAAACCCAGACTTCATTAACGTTTGTAAGTGCTTATCTAAACGTTATAAATTCAGTACTGACAATCCTTTATTCATAAACGCTAATATTCATGATCATATATCAGAAATACAAAATGTCGACTACGTACTATTACTTAATATTTTTCACCACCTACTCACCAAGGATGAAGATTTAGCCTGGAGGACATTCAACATATTACTAAGCAAATCAAAAGCAGTTTTTGTAATGATTCGTCCTAACTGGTCACAATATGACTGGAAACTTGGTGATGGAACACAAGACGGCGTCGGTGATGCAATTATAGCTAAATCAGACGCCATACGGTATGTAAAATATCCAGCAGTATTACGCAGAAATATATATGTTTTCGAGGGGGACTAGATGGAAGACTCTTTTTACGACTACAGTCAGTTCGACAATAACAGGCTTAAAAATATAATGACTGGATGGGATAATTTTACTGGAAACCATGGGTTAGTTATGAAATTCTGTGCTAAGCTTCTTAGAGGAGTAAATGTACTCGATGTAGGTTGCGGCTTATGTCATCTATATGAAGCTTTAAATGAGTATAAACACACTTTTAAACTATTATATGAGTATGTCGGTATTGATAACGATGAACGTGTTCTCTCATGGAGTAAAGAGCGGTACCCTTCATTAGAATTATTATACAGCAATGTATACAACCTTTCTATTCTCGGCAAAAGGAAATTTGACACCGTATTTGCTATCGGCTTATATAGAATGCCATTTCAACGTAACGGAATAGAAGAAATGTTAAAACATACAAGACAACAGTTAATATTAACTTACTTGCATCATAAAACAAATCCACGTTGTTTACCACAAGTATTCTGGGAAATACTTGAAAACAGCAAACATATAAATTCTGTTGAAATATTAGCACATAATATAACTGGAATCGAAATTGTGAGGATATCAAAATGCTAAACTCACTAATAATTAATATGAAAAAACCATTTGACTATGGGGATTTATTGGCAATAGCAAGAGCTGAAGCTCGGAGAAAAGAACACACTAAGAAGAATATAAAAATACTTAGTGTAGATTGTAAGAAGGCCGAGTATGAGGTCTTCTACGAGGTACAGGAGTCCTGATGTAAGGGCTGAGAACTGAATTACAGTGTTTAAATGTGAGCGTTGTGGCTGGTGCTGCAAGAATATCAACATTAACGTCAGTTACTCAGATATTCTTAGGTGGACAAAGGAACACAGATTCGATATTTTAAACAAAATCAGTTATATAGACCATTCAGATGTAAATAAAAAAGGTTTCTATATTACCGATACCGTTACTGCCCCCAAAAAACCATGTCCATTTGTAGCTATCAAAGATGGTTCTGCATCATGTTTAATTTATAAAACCAGACCCAGAGCTTGTAAGGAATTTCCCAATATACATTCAAAAGATGAAAAGCGTAGAATAAGATGTCCTGCTCGTGAAGTATTTGAATATAAAAAAGAGGTACTTTTCAAGCTGAAGAGAAACCAAGCTCTTGATTTTAGGCTTGCCGAAGACAGAAAGGAAAAACTACTTGAAATCCTGAGGAAAGTTAGAAAAATAGGTTCGTTACTTAGAGACATTAAAGACTTCAGTGAAGACCCGACTGAATCAATATGGGTTGAAAGCCTAGGTACTGAAAGAACCGGGTGGATTGAAGTAGGTACAACACCGTTTCTGGATGCTCAAGACCAACCAACTAATTATGTTTGGAGTGAAACTAAAAAGGCTGAACATGGTGATTTTGTATTTGCAAACCACGTTACAGGTTCTGGTACGATAAATTCTGTCATACTATACCTGTATGGTCAATGCGCTGTTGAAGGAATGGATGTTTTTGTTTCAGGAGACAACGGTTCATCGTGGGATTCATATACAAATCCTCCAATTCCTACTTCTTGGGGCTGGTTCACTATAGATGTTAGCGGTACTCTTAATACTTGGACCAAGATTGATTGTGCCGAAATGTACCTAGTAGCAGCAGCGAATACCACAGATAGACAAAATATTGATGCTGCTTATTTATTAGTTGATTATTCACCAGTTGCAACTACGAGTACATCTACAACTTCCACTACGTCCACCAGCACTTCCACTTCTACGACTTCTACTTCCACAAGCACTACATCTACGAGTACAAGTACTTCTACAACTTCTACATCGACATCAACCAGCACAACCAGCACCTCGACTTCAACCACATCAACGTCCACGAGTACATCTACTACATCGACAAGCACGTCTACGAGTACAACTTCAACATCCACTTCGACTAGCACGACATCAACTTCCACAAGTACAACTTCTACTTCTACCTCAACCAGTACCTCAACATCGACTAGTACATCGACAACCTCAACCTCTACCTCGACTAGTACAACGTCAACATCAACGAGTACTTCGACTTCAACTTCTACAACACTTCCACCGCCGTCACTTCCTTGGTTTAACGGTTTCGAAGAAGGTGACTTTACCGAGTGGGACGAGGAGATTGAAAGCACTGGGTGCACCGCAGATGTAATTACAACAGATCCTCATCATGACACATATCATGCTTCATTCAGTACAGTAAACGATTTATTTGCTTATGTAACTAAGTATATCGGGACATACTCTGAACTCTACCTCAGAGTACAGGTAAAGCCTAAGGGTGTTGACGGCGGTGCAGAATGTTGGGTAATGTCGATTTCCGACGTAGATGGTAATAGTATTGCTGCAGTTAAGTGGACTACAGGTGGATTGTGGGCTGCTGGGTATTTCTACAACTCTATATTCAACTGGACGAATACTGATATTACTGTCGTAAATGACACATTATATACAATTGAACTGTATATAAAGATTGGTGATGCAGCTAATGGTGCACTGAAGTGTTGGATAAATGGCATATTAAAAGTTGATGTTGGTCCTGTTGACACAAACGATCGCGGCAATGCAAGAAGAGTTAAGGTTGGCAAGGTATACGGTACTGATGACGGTGCACCAATACTTTATGCCGACTGTGTCGAAGTAGATGACTCATACATTGGATTTGAGACAACAACTAGCACTTCGTCAACTAGTACAACTTCCACAAGTACTTCTACATCAACTTCTACGTCTACCAGTACATCAACAACAAGTACATCTACGTCGACAACTAGTACGTCAACTTCTACAAGTACCTCTACTTCAACTTCGACTACCTCAGCATCTACATCCACATCGACAACATCGACTAGTACGTCAACATCTACGAGTACCACGTCTACTAGCACTAGCACTTCCACAACATCGACATCTACAAGTACCTCAACTACAAGCACGTCTACTACATCGACGAGTACATCTACAAGTACGAGCACTACAGGTTTAACTACAACCACTTCTACGACATCCACAAGTACAACTTCTACCTCAACTAGTACTACATCACCAAGAATATTTGAAGACGGATTTGAGAGTGGTGATTTTACCAACTGGACTGGTAAAACTGAAGATACCGGTTGTGTAGCTGAAGTAATAACAACCGACCCGCATCAAGGTACTTACCATGCAAGTTTTAGTACTGTTAATGACCTTGGTGCACGTGTATATAAGGATATTTCTTCTCAAACTGAAGTTTATGCAAGAATTTATATTAAACCGAAAGGTCGCGACGCCGGAGCATATGCTGAAGTTATGAGTTTCCGTAATGCTAATGGTGATATCTGTAGCATTCGATGGAACAGTACTGGTAAGTGGGAACTACTATATCGAGACCTTGGTGAATGGTATGTCCTAGCTGGTACAACGAATGTTGTGAATGACACCACATATTGTTTAGAACTCTACCATAAATCTGGTTCTGGTGACGGCATAAATAAAATGTGGGTAAATGGGGTATTAGAAGCTAATGCTACAGGATTGGATAATGATGACAGAGGTTATCCAAATAGACTTCGGGTGGGTAAGTTCGATGGTACTGACGATGGTGCTCCTGTATGTTATATTGACTGTGTAATTATTGATGACACTTATATTGGAGTCAAGCCGTCTGTTACAACTTCAACTTCGACAACCTCCACAAGTACATCTACAACTTCGACATCTACTTCAACTTCAACAACGTCTACCTCTACCTCTACCTCTACGTCAACATCCACATCGACTACAAGTACATCGACGACATCTACAACATCAACTAGTACGAGTACAACAGCATTGACTACATCCACAAGTACAACATCTACATCAACAACTTCAACTTCTACTAGTACCAGCACCAGTACAAGTACATCCACATCGACATCCACCTCGAGTTCTACAACAACAACGACATCTTCTACTTCTACAACGACAACTCCCATCTGTCCTGGAGACCTGTGTTTGTATGTAAATGATTATGATAACATGTTCACAGGGTGGGTAAGAGTCGGAGCTGACCCGTGGCTAGGTAACGTAGATTATCCGAATAATTATATCTATTCTGGTAAATGGGATTCTATCGGATGCTTTGCATTCATCAGTCCTTACATATATGGCATCACTGGGTTCGAGCATATCAAGAAGGTCGAACTTCAAATATATACCCATCGTACCGGAGACGATACTTCGTTAAAAGTGTGGTTGTGGACATGGAGTCAAGGTTGGGTACACTTAGGAGATATTATACCAGACCTTACTTATGATTGGGCAACAATTGATATTACTGCATATATTACAAGCTGGGTAGATATTGATACCGCGTTTATATATATCACTTATAAGCAAGTGGGGATGGAAACATAATGGCAATCTATGACCCGAATCCTTATAATACAAAGAAGACGATTACTTATGAGATTTACAAGTCTGGTAATATATGCTATGGTAGACGAAAAAGTGATATGGTAGTTGTATCGACCAGTTCGTCATACACTACTGTATTGGAGGATATCGTACTAAACTACCTTGGTCCGGCTGAAGCTGTAGAGACACTGGCTGGCGATTATGATTGGAATGAGAGAGTTGTATTCGGTACACTTTCCACTCCACGGAACAACTTTGGGGTATTCTGGGCTGCAGGTGCACTTTGTACAGCTAAGAGCGCACTTGATGCTACAATGTTAGAGTTCCACTATTCAGAACAGATTACAGTCGGTGGCGAAGGATGTCTTGACGGGAATCGATTTACTCAGGCAGCCATTGGAGATGGATATGGTTCTGGCTCACTACAAGGAGATACTGGTAGTGTTCTAAGATTCTTCCATGTAGATAATTCTACTATTTTAGACGGTGAATTTCGTGAGTCTTACTCTAGGGGAATAAACATAAATTATTGTGACCAGTTTTGGGTTGAGGAAGATGTGTTCGCTCACAATTGTGGTTATGATGCTGACCCACCAGGTGGGCTTCAAAACGTCAGATATGATAACTTTATGGTGTATAGATCTACTAATGTGACATTAAAGGGCTTTACTACACAACGTTCCTATAGAGATAACCTTGTAGTTTATGGTGTCGATGGATTACTAATCGATGGTACTCAATTCTTAGGACCTCCAGAAGGACCATGTGGGTATGACGGTGGACTTCCAGTTCCGATAGGATGTGGTGCTGGCTTAACGTTAGACGGTGTACTCGAAGATATTCGAAATGTAACTATTAAAAATTGCTACTTACTCAACCACACAGATTGGCAATGTACGCATGGAGCCGATGTATATAATGTAGTATTTGATAACATAGTTTGTAGGTACACATTAGATGACAGTATAGGTAATGGAACGTTTCTAGTATCGTACATTGATAAGCATAATATTGTGTTGAAAAATAGTGATTTGCAAGCCGCCAATGCTGGATTTCCAGTAGTTTTCTTAACAGATGGAACTTATAATAACACCGTTAAGAACTGTGAACTTTGGGGTGCACATCGTCGTAATAATCTAGGAATGAAGAGTGGTTACGGAGTATTTATTTCTGACCTGACATATTTATTCCAAATTGGAACACCAACACCATCACATCATAATACTATTGAGAGAAATCTACTGCACAATAACGACTATGATATCTACATACGTAACTCTTATGCGAATACAGTCAGATACAATAATTGTCAATCTACGAACAAGATATTCCAAGATGCCGCTAGTGCTGCATATGAAGGAGACAATGCTAATATTATTGGACCTAATTGGGGTGTAGACGCAGTACACGGAACTGTATCCGGAAAGGTTCGTGATAGCGTTACACTAGATGAACTACCAGGTGTTCTTGTGACACCATTTGATTTGGAAGGAGACTTTCCAATTGACGACACAAGTGATGCAACTGGCGACTACTTCTTAGGATTATTCAATAAAACATACGACTTAAGGTTTGAGTTAAGTGGATATATAACCCAAAATTATTCTGAGACGTATGGTGATTTGGTAATAATCAATGATAATCATCCTGGCAAAGATATTTTATTAGTACCTCTCGGGCCAACAACCAGTTCAACCAGTACTAGCTCAACTTCGACCAGTACCACATCAACAACTTCTACTAGTACAACCTCGACTAGCACAACTTCAACAAGTACATCCACTTCGACAAGTACTTCCACTAGTACTACGAGTACTTCAACAAGTACTAGCACTTCTACTTCCACATCAACTTCAACATCTACTACATCTACAAGTTCAACTAGTACAACTACTTCGACTCTTACTTCAACGACATCACTTACTACATCAACCAGCACAACAAGTACTAGTACTTCTTCAACTAGCACATCTACTACTAGTACATCCACTACTAGTACCACGACTGCACCTCCAATTAGTCAATGGTGCGATGGATTCGAAAGTAACGATTTCTCAGCATGGGATGGAGCAATTGGAGCAACCGTAGATGTTGCTGCAAAGAAACACGGGAGTTATGGTGCTTTAGTTGACGCTGCAAACGAATACTGGTATAAGACTATTACCCCCCGTGGATTAGTTAGGACTAGGCTTTGGTTGAGAATTACTATACCGCCAGGAGAGAGTAATTGGCGCGACTTAGTTCAATTTGAAGACTCAGGTCATGTTAACATACTTCGATTCGGTTACTGGTATCAGACAGGAACTAGTCGTAGATGGTATCTAAATGTGAGTGGTCAACAAATATGGGTAGACGACATTGACCCTAGTAAGTGGTATGTGATTGAGATTGAGTACAACAGATATACTGGTACTCATCATGTGTGGATAGACGGAGTTCTGAGAATTACTGTTAACTCAGCTGTTACTGACTTAATTCAGTATATTTACTATGGACACCTTGACCAAGGTACTAGCTTTACTAGTACAAAATACTTCGACTCTATTTGTATTGATGATGAACTAATTGGCACTACTTCAACTAGCACATCTTCTACTTCTACTTCGACATCAACTACATCTACCACAACATTTACAACTGGACCACCGATATATGTAGATGCTGCAAGATTAGTGATTGACTATGACCTTACTACAACATCAACATCAACTAGTACAACTAGCACAACTACAACCAGCACATCAACAAGTACTACAGTAACACTACCACCGCCACCACCACTAACAGGTGTGCTTACTGATATCGGATGGAAAGGAGAGCTAGTACCGACCTGGGAAATGGTTAACTGGGATTTATTAGTTGAACCATGGAATAAAGCATGGGGAAAGAGTGGAACAGGAATAAGTGAAGAGTCACCAACAGGTATACTACACAATGTCCCACAATCACCTAGTAGTGTCGGACAAGAGACTCGTTTAGGTTCAGGATTACCAAGTAAATATCGTGTGAGATGTAGATTCAAGTTCAAAGATGTCTATACACAAGGATACACTAGGCTCAACGTTACAAATGGTGAACATTACATAGTGTTATTAATATACAGTAACAAAATTGGGATGAATCGACAAGGTTTTCCATTCACATATTTTTATATAGCAACTGATGATGACACCTACTATACCTGGGATATTATTATAGACAGTACAGCAGGTACTAATGGCGAAGCATACATTTATCGTGATGGACAATATATAACAACATTCACTAATTTAGTACAAACTTCAGATGAAGGGTATATTCAAATTCAACAAAGCCGAACAGGCGAACAATGGGTTGAGTATCTTCAGATATACTCTGGAATACAAGCACCACCATTTGAACCACCTGAATGGGATTTATTAGATGAATCATGGGATGACCTTATATCTTGGCCAACAATAGCTACTGGAACATCTGTAATTAGTCCAATAGGACAATTACACCAACTGAACAATGGAAGGGAAACTGTTATTGCTAATTTGCCTAACCAATTTACTGTCGAGACGAAGCTTAAAATAGATGCATTCAGTGGGTATAGTTATCTTTATAACTTCGATAAAATAGCCGGGGAGGCATACATATTTATCGAACTAGATAAAATCAGATTTTACAAAGCTCCTTCTGAATATGATGAAATACTTATCGATACAGAAGAAGGTATATTTTACACTTGGCGATTCCTCTGTGACTTCACTAATGGGTCAGTAAAAGTATATAGAGATGGTATTTATGTTGGTGAATTTACAAACATCCCAGCAGGATTTCATGATGGTACAATCACTACTAGAGCTTACATATCTTGTGAAGCACATGAGGATTATATTAAAATAGCTTCTGGATTACATATTCCATATATACTAAGAACTGAATTAAAAGGAGTATTAGTAGAGGTATCATAGTGTTTAGTATAACACAAATATAAAAAAGGTGAAAAATATGACAAACATACAAAATATAAGTATGCGCAGAGGAGACGACAAAGTATATGAAATAGTCATCACTGATAAAGTGACTAAAGAACCTGTAGATATAACCGGATGTACACTAACTATTACATGGAGGCTAACACCAAAGTCTGTTGTATTCTTGACAAAAACGTTTACGCTAACTGATCCTACAAATGGTAAAGCTACATTTGCCATCGATGCTATAGATACGTCAGGCTTAGATGCTAAACGCGAACATCAATATGTATATGACGTACAAGTAACAAAAACTACTGGCAAAAATGAAACCGTAGTATATGGAATTTTCACCGTTAAACCAGATGTAACATATACGTAGTGATAAACATGTCTACAACTAAAAAATCCGTAATTCCAACCGAGTACAAAGAAGAAATTACTGACACTAGTCTTAGAGCAAAACTATTAATGGGTTTTGCCAAGAGACTAGGAAAAACCGAATTAATATCTCCAAGCAAGAAAACAGTTGTTCCACAATATACATGGGATGCCGAGCCAAAACTAAGAAAGCCAGCTTATAACTACGTAGACTTAGTATTAACAGCACAACACAGCTGGGTTCTAAGAAGAGTATTCGAGGCAATCACTAGAGAATGCACAAGGAACTGGGGTCATGTTGAAGAGAGGTTTAAACTAAAATGCACTGCCTGTGAAACTGAATTCCAAGACCAAGTAGATAAATGTCCAAATTGTAAAGATAGTACATTAGTTACACCATGTCTAGACCAAAAGAAGCGACTATTATCCCTAACTAAGAAAACATCTGAAAACAGAAATTTCCTAGAATTTGTACGCTCTACAATATTCTATGAGCTAGCTACAGATGACTTCTACTGGTCTGTGGTATACGAAAAATTACCTAAAGAGGAAAAGGAATTACTAGACAAATTCAGAGGCTCAGTAGTATATGCAGAACACCCTGGATTCATATTCCCAATTAGTGATAACTTTGGCAGACTCGGCGGCTACAATTATTTCTGTCCCGTTTGTTACACCAAAGAAGAAAATAGAGAACATGATTTACACTGGGATATTCGTCAACTACCGGAAGAACAACAGAATACTAAATTATTTAAATGCCCAGTATGCAAAACCCCAATGATACAAACAGCTTATGTACAGGATATAGGCGGAAAAATAACGACTAGATTCGGCAAGAGAGAAATAGTACATGGATCTATGTCTAGACTGCCACCAGACCTATTCGGCAACTCAAAGCTAATAAACCTAGTGAAGGTAGTAAAAACCTTAATGGCCATAGACGACAGTCAACTAGAGACACACGAAGAAGGAAAAATTGGTGGTCTACTATTATTCCCAAATCTAGACCAGGATCGTGTTACAGAAGTTCTAACAGACGTAAAAACTGAACGCCAGAAATTACAACAACGCGACGCTCTAAGTGGTGAATTTGAAGCTAAGAAGAAGACAGCACTAATATTTGTTGGTTTAGAAGAAGGACAAGTTCCAGTAAAAATACCATTTATGGATCCAGCCGATAGCATGAAAACGCTAGAATTCTACAGACTTTATATGAATGCTATTGACCAGGTATTTGGATTATCCAGTAGCATCCAAGTATCTAAGAAAGGTGGAACTAAAGAAGTTAAAACAGTAATGGAAGTCAAACGTGAAACTGCAGAAATGCATCAACGCTTATTTTCCAGTGTATTTAACGATGAACTACTACCACTATTCGAGATAACAGACTGGTTATGGGTATGGAACAAACTAGAATCTAAAGATAAACTAAGAGATGCTGAGATAACACATCAACTAATGGCTGCTGCAATGACTGCTACAAATGCCGGATTAAATGTTAAGTTCGAAGACGATAAATTAACCGTTTGGGGTGAAAGCACAGCTGAATCTAGAACCCATATCGACCAACCGAACGTCGAAGAAGGTGTGACACCTAGAAGACCAAGCAGAGACATGGTTACTCCGTTTGAAATATCTCCAGAGACCGGTGAAGAAATTACTGCAAGACTTAAGAAACTAGGCCTTCTAAAAGTAAACCTACCTAAACTAGTAAAGATGTTAGAAGATAAGAAGGCAACTAAGCATGCAAAGAAAACAAAAACCATATAAAACGGACCAACGTATACCGATTAAACGAGACAGTTGGACTAGCCCACCGTATATGCTACCGTCAGGTATGATAGTTGTGCCACATGGACGTAGGTCCATACAGTGTGAAATGGGATTGCATAAGTGGAGCATTCGCTTTGTATTTAATGTTCCAATTATGACATGCTCAAGATGTGGGTATTACGTGCCAAAACCTACTGCAGAAAAAACAGCAAGTAAACACGAAGTGGTTAGAGATATACAAAAGGAAATGGATAAGCAGAAGCCTATACTTCCAAGTGTTCCAGTCTCCCCAGATATAATGAAAAAAGCCAAGGAGAAACTAATTCTCAAAGCTTTCGAGGAATATCAAAAATACAAGAAATCTCCGACCGGCAAACTAAAATATGTCGGTGACCGTACTTGATAGAAATACATGCTGGCTTAAATATCTATAACGAGGCACCGTTCCTAGAAGATGTACTTAGAAGCATTGCATGGTGTGATTCCATAACCATAGTAGACGGAGCCTACATAGGTATGCAAGTACCTGAACCACAGTCAACTGATGGTACAATAGAAATAATAAAGAAATACAAGAGAATCTTACCAATCAAATTTGTCGAAGCTACAAAATTCAGAACTAGAAAACAAAAAATAAATCAAATGTTATCTCATATGCCAAGATTTGAATATTTACTAAGAATCGACGGAGACGAAGTTTTTAAAGGCGATAATAAATTTATCAAAGAATTCATAAATAATACAAACCTACCACTATACACTATTCCGCTATACAGGTTGCTGAGTGCTAACGTACTAGACAATCATCCTTATTATGTCCCAAGGATAGTTAGAATAACAGGTGATCTAAAACTTACGTTTACACACCTATTAATGACTAACAAATTTGTTCCAAGCTATACATTGAATCCTGGCGGTTTTGTATCCCCTAAAGAAGCAAACTTAAAAAATTGCAAACTAATCCATTACAAGAGATTTAAAGATCCCACTAGAGTAGAAATTCACCAGAAATGGCAGATGTTCTTCGCAAGACCAGGTGAATAAGTTTGGGCATTCTTGGAATTACAACGACCCTATTTCTATTAATCGTAGGGCATGCTGTAGCAGATTTTGCACTCCAAACCCCACTTATGGCGAAACTAAAGAGCAGACATAACAAACCTACTGAAATACCAAAGGGTCAAAAATATGTTCCAACCTGGGGATTCTGGCTCTCTGCCCATGGATTAATTCATGGTGGAGCTGTCTACTTTGTTACTGGATCAGTTTGGCTTGGAATTGCTGAAACAATAAATCATTGTCTAATTGATTTCATTAAATGTGAGAATATTACTAATCCATACGTAGACCAACTACTACATTACATAACAAAAATATTCTACGTGCTGTTATAACCGAAGCTTCTGACTAGACTACTAGTGCCGGTTAAACTTAGAATTATCCCATAAGTTCTGCAAAGGGTTATAACCCACAGTTATTCTCCTCAGTTATCCCCCATAATTACCACTATTTGTTATAACTCTTTATGCGTCTAGAGAGTGATACCCAGGAAACACACTATGTATAAAACTCTGGAGAGTAACTCTCTGTTACTACTCCTAGGGATAACTAGTAGGGATAACTGGTGGGTATAACTCTCTATGCACAGTGTGGGGGATAACTTTCTGTTACCTCCTAAAGTTATAATTAAGAGGGATAACTTCTAGGGATAACTCTGGAGGATAACTTTCTGTGGTAACTTTCTGTTATCCCCCAAAATTTAACTATAGGGGATAACTCCTAGGGACAAATCTGGGGGATAATTCCGGGTGGTAATTTCTAGTGATAATTTTCTATTCCACCATTAGTTAAATTCTCTATATAACGACTAGTTATAACCTTCTGGCCGTATAGAGAGAAGTACTTATATTAATCGCCCAATGTTAAACTTTCCTTTATATTAAGGAAGTTAAACTCTCTATTACCTTAGATAATTATAACTCTTTATAATACCTAAAACTAAACGATTAGTAATAACTCTAGATGCCTAGTTCGAGTAAT